CGCATTCGACCGAAAGACATCACCAGCAAGAAGCTCGTCATGTTCCGCGGCAGTTGCGGCTGTCCACCCGTCAGGGAGGATCACACTGTTGGACGGAAGGTGCTTACGTAAACCCTCCGGTACATCATAACATACGCCTTGTTGGAAACGCTTACGTCCAAACCCCGGCACACGAAAAGTCTCTTTGAAGTCTACAATCATGTTTTCTTTCTCCGTCGAGAAGAGTGGGTACACGTGTACCCACCCTAGCTCAATCAGTTAGTTAGTTGCGTCAGCGTAAGAGGTCCAAGACGCCGGGGGATCATACGTCAGGAACGCATTAATCGCTCCCGCAGTAAGAGCCGCGACGGCAGTGACCTGCTCGACACCAATGTAACGCTCGTACGGCACACCGGCTTGCATCGGCACGGGGATAATCATCTGAAATCCCTTAACCAAAGTGGCCACCGCAATTGCATCGGTGATAAGATGGATGGTTTCAGAACCATCGGCAGCGATAGCGGCTACGCTATCGGAAGCCAACTGGAACTGTACAGTGGCCGAGCCGCCAGAAGTGGCGGTAGTGGACACTTGAATAACCATATACATTTGTTTAGACTGGCCAATATCGCGTGCGACCGTTAAGTCCATCACATCACCAACCAGATAAGTTCCTGCGCCACCAGTATTAAGAGCCGTGGCATCGCAGAATTCAGCGCGTTCGTCCAAGATCATCGGATTATTTCCTTTCTTTCCGATTAGGTCAGGGCAGCTTCGTCACCCGCGAGAGCGTCAACACGACGCATCGGGATACCGTGGAAGCTCTCGACCAATTTACCACCGACCATATCAGTCGTCAGCGTGGAGCCCTGAACTGCCGCAGCGGTCTGGCGACCAACCCACGTCAGTATGTCGCGGGACATGTAGAACGCCGGTCGTCCCATACTCAAGTTCGGCACCAAACGCATAGCTTGGAACATGAGATCGGGGATATGAGCGCCACTAGAGAAGGCACCTGAAGTATAGGTAGCCGACAGGAGAGACCTATCGATGTTGGCGATGCGAACGATATAGCGCCAGTCGCGAACCGTGAGGCCAGCGTCCCAGCGATAGTGCGTCCGGTACGCTTCCATACGACCGGTATTCGAACCGTCAGAGGCGTCTTCCAGCGTCACCTGACCCTTGTCGGTCATCTGAAGACCGGCAGTAGAGCCTTTGGGGATGATACCGTGGCAAGTATTTGGACCCCAGACAACAAGCCAGATGCTGGCGTTATCCGAGCCCGAGCCAGCACCGTTGATGATATTATCACTGTTCTCGTCAGAGGAGAGATTGGCGAAGCGGGGTGCGAGGCCGGTGAAGGCTTCGGGCTCCGTGCTTTCATCTCCGAAGAACAGGGTATCAACGATTTCTTGGTTCATGCCCTCGATATGTGGCTTGTCTTCCTGAAGTCGGAAGGCAGCGGTGTTTCCGTTGAGATCGGCAAGCGCCTTATCAACTTCAGCGTACGCTTCCAGCATACCGGTATTGTCCGTGACTTGGACGGTAGTGGACTTGTTGGGCTGCACGCCACCATACAGCTTGCGCCATGTGGGAGCAGGAATGCCCGAACGTATTGTAGTCTTGTGGCCGGTCGGCAGATTGCCTTCCACCCAACTCATGTCAGCGAGCACCTCGTTCGTTTCATTGAGGATTTCGACAACCGTTGAGATTTTCCCATCCGGATCACTGACGTTTGCCAGATCAAGCAGAGTGGGGTTCTGTACACTCAAAGTAGCCATGGGGATTATTCCTTCTTGTGGCTGTGGATATTAGGATTACGCCCCCTGATCGGGGTACATTGTTTCGGCAGCGGTCTTCGGTGTAGAACCGCGAGCCTTGCCGACAGCTACGTTATCCTCTTTCATTGCGCTACCCATGCGATAGAAAGCACGGATAATCTCAGGATGGTTTCCCACCCCCGTCTCGTTCAACGCATCCATCAAATCATTGCCGCCTATCTCACGGACAGCAAACCTTGCGGTATTGATGCTCTCGTCGTATTTGCCTTTGCCGAATTCTTCGTCGGCTACACCAGCTTTACGCCAAGTCTCTTGCGTCTGTTCCCACTGATCCAAGGAGCTCTGGTACGCACTTTCTTGCTCTTTCACTCGCATATCTACAAGTTGCTGAGCTTGCGATTGCGACAAGTTCATCTCCTTTGCTTTGGGTAGGAATTCCGCAAGGGCATCCTTATCCAAGGCCACACCGTCAGGCAGTGTGAAGTCAGCGTATTCTGAAGGGGCCGCATCCTGTGCGTCAGCTTTGCTGTCCGCATCTGCGTCTTTGGCCTTGTCTTCCACCATCGCTTCCGCGATGGCTTCGTCTGCCGTTTTACCGGCATCTTGATCATCAGAACCGCCAAGCACTGATGTATTCTGGGCTTCTTCCGTCTCATCTGCCCCGTCGAAGATTTCTTCCGCCATTAGTTCTTCTCCTTGGTTACACGTGTAACCTCTTCTTGTGTCATGACCGGGATAGCCTTTGGGTTAGCCTGATCAATTTCTGCAAGGAGCCACAATCCAATATCCCTCTTTCCCAATTGCCGAAAAGTTTCAAGTTCGTGCGTCACTCCTGCTTCGTATATACCACAAAACGCAATCAAACGCCAGAGGAAAGATCGCCCTTCGTAGGTCGAGAGTATCTTTTCTAACTCATAGAGTTCAGTCTCTCTTCGCAGATCACGTTGCTTCTTGCGCTTCTTGACCTGTTTCTCATCGCTCGTATCGTATACTTCCTTATCCATCCCCTATATCCTCTATCTTAATTGCGGGAAGCGCTCACTGTGGAGAACCATCATGCTTCACTCTCCGGCAGAGGTTCACCACCACCACCACCGGCCAGACGAGCAGCTATAGTATCACCACCCAGATCAAGATCAGCAATTTGGCCAGCCGCGCCAGCCGTTTGTCCAGCCGCTTGCACAACCGGTGCCATCTTGGACGCCATCTCTGCCATCTGCGCTTGCTGAGCCTGTTGCTGCTCTTGCTGTCTCTCTGCTGCTATGGCCTCATCTTCGGAGATCAGGTTTGGCGGAGTGCCTATGAGAGTAGCATATTCTTCGATAGCCTTATCTGCATCGAACTTCTTACCATCGGACATGCCCGCTTGCATGAGTCCTCCGACAAACTGAGACAGACGGTCGATGGACTTGGTATCCACTGCTCGTTGCGCCTGTGCCAGACTGGAGATATATTCGATCTCCAATTCCTGATCTTCCAACTCAGGGGGAGCCGGGGTAAGAAGTTCTTCTTTCATCATGCGCTTGAAGGTATTGCTGATCATTCTGTCAGCAAAGTCAATCTGCATCCGTTCTAGCACAGGGCCAAGCTGGAGAAGACGCTCAGCGTTTCGCTCACTAAGCTCCAACTCATTCCGGGGTTGGACACCTTCCATATTTGAGATGGCCAAGAATAGGTCTACGAAGAAGGCATTGTTGATACGCCTTTCAGTCGCAGCGATATCCTCTTTCAATTCATGCAGTGGTAAGTTCACCTGATAAACAGGTTCCAGCTTATTTCTTGTCGGGTCGCCGCTGTATATATTGAGACTACCGGGTAGGGTAGATACATTGACATTCTTGAGTGAGGGTGGCCCAGTCAATGGCGGGTTAACCATTTTCTGAATGCCCATGGCTTTTTGCTTCTCTGAAACCTGAAGGCCACGTATATCACCAAGAGCCACCATGCCGGGGCAGTCCGTGCCGTATACATCCTCGCCGGTAAGACCCCAGCGCGGAGCGTAGATCGGGAAGTCGTCGAATCCGGAGATACTCAGATACTTATTTCGATCTTCTCCTCGGCTATGTGGTTCATACCGTACTGAGCAGAACTGCTTGTTCTTAGCGAACATACCGCCGGGGATGAAATCTTGATTCTCTTCAATCATCTGCACGACCGGGAACCATGAGTGCTTGCCGGTACGCAGCGCTTCTTTCACCTCGACGCTGATGTTTTCCACGCCAAACTTCATCGCCATCTGCTCCGCGGTCATCTGGTATTCGTGGGCGAAGGTGTTGATTTCGGCCTTATCATTCTGTCCTATCATGTAGCTGCCAACTGTGTGCGTGGCGAAGCGCGTGACAGTTTCATCGTCATCCATTTGCGCCATGGCACCCGTACCGAACAGCAAGAGCTCTCCGATCATCGTAGGAGCCATAGTATATAGATTGGATCGATTGAACACAGATCGCATACGTGCGGCTGTATCGTGTAGCCAGTTCTGCACCGGCTTGAACTTACGCATCTCGCGATCGGGAGGACCGAAGGCAAACCACGGACGCGTAGGAGCCATCACGCCAGCGAACATGCCAGCCTGTGCCGTATTATGTGCCTGTGTTCCGGCAGAATTGATGATCGAATTATGGACCTTAGTCCCGTCGTTTACCTTACCTCTAATCTCAAATCGACCGCGGCGGGGCTTTACGAAGGTAGACAGGTCTTTATAATGCGAGATGAAACTCTCTCGCTCAATCTTCAACTGTGCCAGATGGCGATCGAGTCTATCACGCCTTATCTGGTCTGCCATATCAGGCTTTCCCTAACTTATCCGTCTTCGTCCCCAGCACGTTCTTTTTGGCATCAGCCATCTCGCTCTTTTCTGCTGCATCAGCGAACCTAGCGCGTGTCTCAGCATCTGTCTCCTTGCGTTCTTCATCGGTAAGTTTTACCGACGCCATTTGCACTGGCTGCGGGGGGTACGGCATATAAACCTGTTGCGGAGGATTATTATTACCCATGCACATATCAACTTCCTAACTTAGTTTTGGGACTATACTTATTAGGCCCGGTTTTAATTTCAGCACCGCCTCTGGGAGTACGATCGAGAGCGGCATCACGTGCGGATAATCGTGTAGCAAACGCCTTATCATCCGCAGTCTTCTGGCGCTTGTCAGAACCAGAAGGATCAAGGAACTTGGCAAGCTGAACATTATCCTTTGCTACCTTGTCAGCGACAATGCTTTCGGGGGAGCCTATCCGCCCGATTATATTGTCACCGAAGATAGCTCTACTAGGATTGATCAACTGGGCTATGCCACCGCTATTACCCATGCACATATTAAGCTCCCAGAGCGGTCTTTTTAGCACTCGTCGCTTCACTAGTCAAGCCCTGCGATGTAGTTCCTATATTGCTCTCGCGGCCAACCGCTAGTTGAGCAATCTGTCGTTCGCGCTTGCGAGCATTGATGATTTGCTCAGCTTCCTGCCCCGGTGTCGGGGGGATAGGGGGCGGGGGCGGGGGCGGTGGTAGGGGTGCTGGTGCGGGTGCTGCTCCCATACACATTATAATTCTCCATATTCTAGGGGGTCATAGTCGTGGACGCACATGGTGGGTGCATTAGAAACCCCCATGGGTTTGGTACGCATCTCCACCGGCATTGCAAATGTTAGTGCCAGAGAATCCGCGATATCAGGAGAGGTGGCCCCACGAGCCTCCATATCCTTTTTCGTTTCGAGATGAATTTTATTACCCATCAAGGTGTACCCGAATTCGCGCTGGGTAAGGTCGCGTTTGAGGTCGAGTCCGTTTCGTTCGTTATCGGCTGGTAGGCATAGCCGGGGGAGCGCATCTCGTAGATTACCCCACATTTCGTCGGAGCGATAGCGATACGTGTGCGGAGCCGTGACAGGCTTTGAGCCAAACTGTACCTCAATCGGATCGTACCCAAGAGAGGCAAGCTGATCCACAACGCCACCACCAACGCCGCCGCCATCAACAAATAGTCCATCGTAATTCATCCCCCGCGAACGGAAGTCCCTAATCATTTCAATGACTTGTCCAACTACTTGAACGGTATCCATTCCTTGGAATCTCTGTGCTGGCCATGTTCTGGCATCCATTCCAATTCGTGGATAGATTACAGTCTCATTCTGACCAAATCGTGCAACATCAACTCCGATAAGCAAGGGATCAAATCTTTGCTGCGGAGGTAGCTCTCTGTGCTGTGCCTCTGTAACGAGTTCTGAGCGGATGAACTGCAAGTTACCGGCGCTGGGAAACATTCCCCTGACGCGGACTTTGAAGAAATCACTGTCTTCCCCATAATCTTCTTTCCACTCCTCTATTCGCTTCTTGTTGGTGATGGCCACCTCTCGACTATCAATGCAACGCACCCGATAACGATGGCGAAGCCGCCCTGCACACTCTTCAAAGAAACGCCCAGAGTTTCGTGTGGGGTTGCCAAAGTCAAATACCATAGGCTCCCCATCAGTGGTCCCACCCTCACGCACCTCAAAGATTTTATCGGGGACGGCGGATGCTTCGTCAAAGATATAAAACGAAGTCGAGGATGCGGCGTGTTGTCCAGCAAATGCTTCACTGTTTTCTTCCCTGCAAGTTTGAGCATCACATCTCCAGCTTTCCTTATGATCCTTATGTGCTAGGTTCATCGCACCTCGCCCAGCATTGTACGTGAACCAATGCTCAGTCATAGACAGCTTGTGCCATTTTCCTACCTCAGCCCACGTCTTGGTCTTTAGCTGCTCTGCTGTATTCGCTGTTATCGTGCCTTTCGAGAATGGGCGTGTGTCGAGGATGAATTTTACAAGCCAAGCCACCATAACCGACTTTCCAATTCCATGACCCGAGGAGGTGGCCATGTAGATCGGGTCTACTGCATCCTTGCCATTGAATTTATTAGCTAGGATTTGATCCCGTATCTCATCCAAGAACTCACACGCCCATATATCGGGGCCGTACTTACAGGTCGGGAACCGGGAGGCGTATGGTTCTTGCAACTCGACTTGCTGTATCGGCTGATACGTAGACCACGGAAACATGTACATCACGTAGCCCAAGGGGTCTGCTATGAAAGAACTTATGTCTTCCGCAAGCATGTCGTCTGGGGTTTTGGTTACACGTGTAGCCATTATTCCGCTTTTTTTAGTTAGTGGATTGTGTTTTCGACTTCGCGGTCTTTTTCCGCCTTAGCGTACGCTTGTTCTCTACCGGCCTGAATACGCTCAGCCAGCGATCCTACTATCTCAACCTTATCATGGAAGAAGCCGAGGTGTCGGCCAAGAGCCATGAGAGCCGCTTGTTCGTCAGGCGTCTTGATCTTGAATTTCTTGACCTTCTTTGCGTTCTTTCCCCGGCCTTCTGTATAGAAATCAACCCCAAGCTCCTGTATTAGCGCTAGATCATCCTTCGTTGCACCAGTGAAGTCCCATGAGAGAGACCCATCCTCTTCGATCTTCTTAAAACGGGCGAGAGTATCACCCGCCGTAGCCTGACGCAGAAAGCGCCGGATGAGCCAGTCCTGTGTAAGCTGAAACTTCTTTGCGAGCTTCTTCTGCCGGAGCTTGATTTCCTTCTGCACATCTTCCCTGTCAAACACCTTGGCCGCGAAGTTGTTCGCCGTACTTTCGGCGTATCCGGCGCTCAGCAGTGCTTCCTTCTTGCTGAAGCCGTTGTCGAAGTAATAATCCAACACTAGGTGGTGCTTAGGGTCTAAAGGTTTGGCCATTCATTCCTCGCGTCCCCGGAGAATAAAAGGGGTTTTTTATATAGCGATCCTCCTGCTCGCTGAAACACCACTTGGGTGCTATAGTGAAGCGATCAGGGCCGGGGAAGAAACCCGATCAGCGTCCACGTATCAATATATCCTGAGTTTCTATGAATAGTCAAGCGATTATTTCATGATAATAGTTATAATAGATAAAAATCGGGGAATTGCTGGAGATATACTGTAGCGATCTGGGGGGTAGGGAGGGAGTTCGGGGCGGCGTACCCCCGAAGTCGCTTCTGAGGAAGGGCCACCCCCCTTCGCCCCGGCTCCCTCATACCAGCCAGCACGGGCAGCGCCGGGCAGCATGGTTACACGTGTAACCAGCACGGGCAGCATGGTTACACGTGTAACCAGCACGGGCAGCACGGGCAGCATGGTTACACGTGTAACCGCTCCGACGTTTTACGGAGAGTGCGCGCGTTGCCGGGGAAGGCTCAGGCTAGACAATCAAACACAACAAAATGGTTACACGTGTGACCGCCATTTGGGGGGCTTGCGCCGCCGGGCTATCTATGCGCATAATGACTTC